TAATACAGATAAAACAGAAGAAGGAAACTATGTTTGTAGTTATTGTGGCGACCCAAAAAGAATAAATCAACACAAATCAGTATATCCAACACTAAAACAGTTTGCAATATTTCTTTTAGTTGGTACGCTTGCTATAATTGGTGTTATTTCTATTATTATTTGGGGATTTCACAAAATATTTGGATAGACTATGGAAATATTTAAAGATATAAAAGGATATGAAGGATTATATCAGGTGTCTGATTTAGGAAATATTAAGTCATTAGACAGGACTGTGGTCTATTCAAATGGAGGCAAACATTATCATAAAGGAAAGGCATTAAAGCCGTGTTCAGATGATGGTGGATATTTATTTGTTTGTTTAAATAAACAGGACAGAGGGAAAGCAAGAAGAATACACCAATTAGTTTGTGAGGCGTTTTTAGGTTATATTCCTAATGGACACGGTTCTGCTGTAAATCATATTAATTTCAACAGACAAGACAATAGGCTAATTAATTTAGAAGTAGTAACACAAAGAGAAAACACAAATCAAAAGCATATTAAAAGCAGCAGCGAGTATGTTGGAGTGTCTTGGAGTAAAAAAGCTAATAAATGGGTATCAAATATATGGATAAACAGGAAACAAAAAAATCTTGGAACATTCAAGAATGAGTATGATGCTCACTTAGCATATCAATCGGCATTAAAAAACTTATAGGGATGGAAATGCAGGTTACAAATACCTTTAATAAGACTTCTCTCGCTTATTATAATGAGGAATATCGTCAAATAGTATCGTATGGCGGTAGTAGGTCGAGTAAATCATTCTCGATACTACAACTCCTGCTATTAGAGATGATGCGAAGGAAAAACATTAAGATAACGGTGTGGAGAAACCTTAAAAACGTATGCCGACAAACAGTATTAGAAGATTTTAGAAATATCATCCTTTTCGATAACTCTGTTTATAATAATATCAAGGAAAATAAGCAAAGTGGTACATTTACCTACATTCCAACTGGGAGTAGAATAGTTTTTGATGGTAGTGATAATATAGGGAAGGTTTTAGGTTCTGCACAACATATTTCATTCTTTAATGAGGTTACAGAGTTTGGTGAAGAAGTTTACTTACAAATAACCCAAAGGACTTCCGATAGAATATTCTGTGATTACAATCCATCTAAAATGTTTTGGCTTGAAAATCAAAGAGGAAATGATGATACTACGTTTATACATTCAACATTTCTGGACAATGCTTTTTGTCCTGATGCAATCGTAAAACAACTTAAAAGCTATGAGCCTTGGGAAACAGATAGTTATGAGGTTGTCAATGGAGTGCCTACATACAATGGAAAGCCAATAAACACTAAAAATCAACCTCCACCACACAAAGAGAATGTCAAAAACAAAACAGCAAGAGAATTTATGTGGTTGGTATATGGTCTTGGAGTACAAGCAGAAAAACCAACAAGAATATACAAAGGATGGTATATTGTATCACAAAAGAAATTCGATGAACTACCATATCAGAGTTATTTTGGTATAGATTTTGGTTCAGCAAGTCCAACGGCTGTTACAGAAGTTAAATATAATGGCGATGGAATGTTTTATATTTGTCTTAGGATGTATAAGCCTCTTGGAGATATAGGAGATTCTATTGTAGGTGCAATAAAAAGGCACGTTCCACAAATCACACTTGGCAAATCAATATTAGTATGTGATTCTGCAAAACAAAGCTATATCGACACTTTAAAGATGGCAGGACACATGGCGATAAAAGCTATAAAGGGTAGTGGCTCTATTGTTAGTGGTATTGCAGATGTACAAAGTGCAAATATTAGCTATGTGCATAATAGAGAGTTTGAAAAGGAATATCATACATATTCTTGGAATACGGACAGATACGACCAACCGACAGACGACCCAATTAAGCTTGACGACCACGCTATGGATAGTTTAAGATACATAATATCATACCTAATAAAATACTTAAATATTAAACAGTAAATGAATAATTTTTATTTTAGCGAAATATACACTAACTTTGCGAAAACTCATTTGCAATGAAATTAAGTCTGCCTAAGTGGTTGTTCCCTATTTGGACAAGAAATAAAAGTGGCGAGAATTTTTACGACCTTACATCATTAACGAGGTGGTCTGCCGAACAAAATAACCTATACCAAGCAGAAAATCACCCGATTTTAACACCTGCATTGCTGTTTGTTGCAAAGCTTTTCTCACAAGCAAAGTTTAGGGTTATCAGAAAATCTAATGGCAAGGAGTTTGAACATCCATTACTAAAACTGCTTAATAATCCTAATTTTTATTCCACACTTCCCGACTTATTAGAAAGTCTTTTATTTACTCAAATAGCAACAGGTTGTGCTGTTTTATATCTTAAACGGACTATGGGAATGGAAACGCCAAACTCATTATATCTTCTTAATTACAATTTAATAGAGTTCCCAGATGAATTAAAGGAAGGTAACTTTATAAATAGAATGGGTAATGATAAGATGCTTGACACAGAGATTGTTTATGATAGTGCAGGAGAAAACAAAGTAATAAAGCTAAAGGACTTAATGTTTTTCTATGATTTGCCAAATGGCACACACGCTAATCCTTATGAGGTTGTTAGTAGGTTAGATGGTTTAAAGCAAACACTTATAAACACTAACGATAGTCTTATAGCGAAAAACATCATTCTTAAAACAAACGGAAAAGAGTTATTGAGTGGTAATAAAGAGGGATTCCCTTTAGCAGACGATGAAAAGAGAGATGCAGAAAATCTATTTAACACTCAATACGGATTATCAGAAAATAGAAAAAGAGGACTAATAACAAAGGCAAGCGTAACGTATCAATCCTTACATATTGCCCTACGGGATTTGGGGCTTGACGAAAGTGTGAAGGTTGACGGTAACATAATCTATACAGCCCTGCATATCCCGAAAGATATAATTAGCTTAGAAGCCAAAAAGACTACTTATAATAACTTTAAGGAATCTATGGTATCGTATATTCAAAATGAAATACAGCCTACCCTTAATAGTTTTATAGCAGTTATGCAAGAACTTGTGGGTGACCAATATGTTTTAGAAGGCACTTACGAACATTTACCTATAATGCAGTTTATCTTAATAGAAAGATATACAGGCGTTAAGTTACAAGGAGAGGCTTTATCTATATTAAGAAATGCAGGAGTGCCAGATGACGTTGCTTTGGAGAAATGTGGCTTTGATAAGAATTTAAAGTTAAATGAGTTGGTTGTACAAGAACCGATGGAAGATTCAGATGAAGAAATAAGTGAAGAAAAAATAAGAGAAATAATACAAAACACCATAAATTACTAAAAAATATCGTTATGAGCCTTAAATTAGAGATTGCAGGAAATTATTTAAAAATAACAAACGGTGCAGCTTTGCCAGTAAGAGTTCCTTACAGACGAGTTTACTTTGCTGCCAATGACACGAATGAAACAATAAGCTTATATGACGATAGTTTTGCTAAAATGTTGGTTGACAAGTATGCTTATGCAGATAGTGCGTCAACAGGTTCGGTTACTATTGACACGATAGTTCCAACGCCAGCGACAGGAACAGTTCAGTTAGCATCAGCAGTTCCAAATACGTTTTCAACAGCGACAGTTCAGTCTGTAACTACATTAGAGAATGTGTTTGCGACACAAACGATACAATTTAATTCAGCAGTAGCAGTAGAATCTGCATCTGGGACTGTAACTTGTGCAACTGCTATTGAAGGAAACACAGTTGTAGTAAATGGATTAACGTACACGGGTGTTGATGGTGTAAAGGCAGATAATACAGAATTTTCGGTTGATACAGGCGATAATGAAACGGCTACTGATTTAGCTTTATCAATAACAGACGACGCAAGAGTGGGTGATGTAAATGATGTAACAGCAGTAGCGGTTGGTGCAGTAGTAACAATAACTCAAACAGTAGCAGGTACAGGAGGGAATGCAACTCCATTAATTTCAAGTGGGGCAACTTTAGCTGTATCTGGTGCAGTTTTCACAGGAGGTGTTGACGCTGACACAATAACAGTAAATGGTCTTGTTTACACGGCAGTTGCAGGAGCAAAAGGCGATAATTTAACTTTCTCTATTGATACATCAAACGATGCAGCAGCTACCGATTTAGCTGATAGTATAAATAATGACGTTAGAGCAGGTACAAGTGGTGATGTTACGGCTACGGCACTTACCGACACGGTAACAGTATCTTCGGATGTAGCAGGAGCAGGTGGAAATGCAATAACGCTAACATCAACAGGTGGAGCAAGAGTTGTTTTAGGAGGTGCAACATTTAGTGGAGGTGTAGATGCTGATACAGTAACTATAAACGGTTTGGTTTATACAGCAGTAGCAGGAGCGAAGTCTGACAATACAGAGTTTTCAAATGACACAAGTAATGATGCAACTGCAACAGATTTAGCAGACAGTATTAATAATGATGTTCGTTCAGGGACTTTAGGTGATGTTTCTGCAACAGCACTTACAGATACCGTTACACTAACGACTGATGTGGCAGGTGTAGCAGGTGATGCAATAACATTAACTTCAACAGCAGGAATAAGACTTGTATTAAGTGGTGCTACCTTTGGAAGTGGTGTTGACGCTGATACAGTTACAGCTAATGGATTAGTTTATACGGCTTATAATGGTGCAAGACCCGATGATACTTATTTTGATGTTTCGGGAACAGATATAGCAGGTGCAACAGATTTAGCAGCAGCAATAACGGCAGATGTTAGAGTTGGAACAGTAAATGACTTAACTGCTGCAAGTGGTGGTACAGATACAGTTACTATGACAGCAAGTGTTGGTGGTCTTATAGGAAATACAGTTACATTAATATCAAGTGATGCAGGTAGATTATTAACTTCGGGAGCAACTTTTAGTGGAGGATTAGATGATGCTACTGTAAGTGGAATTACAGTTAATGCGATACAAATAATGAGTGGTGCAGAAACAGGGCAAATAACTAAAGAATTATTAGCAACGGAAGTTGCAGCGAACATTACAGCCTTTACTTCTACTCCAAACTATACGGCAGCAGCAGTAGGAGCAGTTATCACAATAACTCCAGACGATGAAGATACTGACAATAATGGTTATGTTGTTACTTCAACAGTAGCACAAGCAACATCAACAGACGCAAATCTTGCAGGAGCAGATGCAGACATTGATACAGGTGCAGGAGTACCATTTGCATCTTGGGCTGATTTAATCACGTTCTTAGAGAATAAAACTGGTGGGGACGCAATATAAAAACTATGTGTAGAACAAATCAAGTTATTAGAGATTTAGAGATTACATTAAGGAAAGACAATCTTGATCCTTCATTAAAGGCAAGTTTAGAAAGGAAGCTTAACAAGGTAAAGAGAAATAACACTATAAATAAGTAATTATGTTTAATATATTAGGAAAATCATTTGAAACTGAAAAGGAGTATCTTCAACATATTGTAGATAACGAGGCGTTTATAATTGACACGAAGAAGTCTAAAATGAAGATGGCAGATGCTTTTATGTCTAATGTAGTTGCAGTAAATAAGACTATTGGTAAGGTACAGAAAGCTGCCGACCAAGATGTTAAGGAATTACTTGTTAAGGCTATTATCAATACAACTAATGTAATAGATTCTCACGAAGATATGCACGTTAAGGGTATTTGGGATAAGTCTTTAAGTGAGCGTGGTGATAATATTATGCACCTACAAGAACATAAGCATAGTTTTGATTCTGTTATAGCAAGAGGCGAAGATTTAAAGGCGTATGTAGAGGATGTAACTTGGAAGGCACTTGGCTTTGATATGGAAGGGAAAACACAAGCATTAACATTTGATAGCCTGGTTAAAGAGGAAGAAAATCCTTTTATGTTTAAGCAATATTCAAAAGGTAATGTTACTGAACATTCAGTTGGTATGCAGTATGTAAAGATGGCTACTTGTATTGATGATGATGATTATCCTGAGTTTAAAGAGAATTGGGATAAGTATTCTCCAATGGTAGCAAACAAAGATGTCCTTGAAACAACCAAGGTTTTTTGGGCTGTTACAGAGGCAAAGGTTATAGAAGGTAGTGCAGTATTAATGGGTAGCAACTCATTCACGCCTACTGTATCAACACAAACAAAAGAATTAACACAGAAAGAAATAAACGAAATTGCAGTCAAAGAATGGCTGGAAATTAAATAGTAAAGCCGAGCAATCACTTTACGAGCATTGATAGAGCCGTTTTAACACTCTAACTTTAAAAACAATTATTAACAATTAATCTATTAAAAAATGGACGAAATTCAAAAAGCTTTAGACACCAAGTTTGAAGATTTACAAACGGAGTTACAGAAAGCACAAGAAAACGGAGCATCAAAAGATGAGGTAAAAGAATTGCATACGGCAATCGAAAAGCAAGGAAACGCTTTAGAGGAGTATATTGATTCTCAAAGAGAAAAAACAGTTAAAGATTATATGGGGCAATTTAAAGAGTTTGTTGCCGCAAACAAATCTGAACTTGAAAAAATCAAGCAAAACAAAGCAGGAACGATTGAGTTCGTGCCAAAAACAGTTGGTGATATTACTCGTGGTTCTGGTACGCAAGGTGCAGGAACAGTACCTAATGTAATGATGGATAACTTAGGGTCTTTCAATTTAAGAAATGACGCTGATTTACTTGGTTTAGCTACTATTAGTTCAACTAACAGTCCTGCATTAGGATATTCTGAATTAATCCCTAAAGAGGGAGGTTATGAGTTTGTTGCGGAAGAAGGAACAAAACCACAAGCTGATTTTAAATGGGAGAACAGACAAGTGATTCCTTACAAAGCAGCAGCTTATGAAATTCTTTCCGAAGAATCTGTAACTGATGTTGCACGATTAGAAAGTGTTGCAAGAGAGTATTTAGCTAAGAAACACGATTTATTTAAAGTAAATGAAATGTATCTTGGTGGAGGAACAGGTAATGACCCAACAGGAGCAACAGTTGCAGCACGTACTTTTGTAGCAACTGGAATGACAAATCATTTTGCAACAGGAACATCTAACTTTATGGATGTTGTTAATGCAATTATAACTGATGTTTACAGAACACAAGCTTATACTGATGAAGGTCATTATATGCCAAACGTTGTATTGATTAACCCTATTGATTTTTTCAAAAATTTAGTTGGAGCAAAAGATGGTGATGGATTACCACTTTACCCACAAGCAGGATTATTCAATGAAGTAAGAATAGGTGGAGTAGTTATTCGACCTTGGATTTCAATTCCAGCAGGGAAAATATTTGTTGGAGATATGACGAAAATGAATATTGTTAATTACGTTCCTTTCTCAATTAGAATAGGATGGATTAATGACCAATTTATCACTAACCAGTTTACTATGGTTGGCGAATCTCGATACTACCAGTACATCAAAAACTTAGACCTTGCAGCATTTGTTTATGACACTATTGCAACGGTTCAAGCAGCGATAACTGCGTAACATTAATTATTAATATTTAAAACTAAGAAAATGGCAAAACGAAAAGCACCGACAGGTTATTGTAAGGTTGAATACCTTAATGACGACATTAACGGAGTTGACAAAGGAGAAGTAGAGATTTATCATAAATCTACTGCTGACGCTTTAGTTGACAAAGGAATTGTGAAGATTATTGAAGTTATTAAGGAGTATAAGCCTAAAGCTGCTAAATAATAAATTAACCCTAAGTACTTAATTATGATTATCGATAACACATATTTTATAGGTTCTTTATACATACCTCACGCAAATCCATCTATTTCTGATGATGTAGAGGCTGTTGAGGGCGATGTTACTGAATTTATTAATGATTATACAAGAGAAGCATTGATTAAGTGCTTGGGGTATCAGCTTTTTAAGGAATTAGAAGATGAACTTGACCCAACACAAGCTAACGGATTAGATTCGGGTGCTGCTGCTAAATGGAACGACCTATTGAATGGGAAGGAATACACCGACCCTTCATCAAGTCTTACTGTTTATTGGCGAGGTATTCGATATAAGTCTATTAGTACAGGTGATTATAATAGGAGTTTTTTAGCTAACTATGTGTATTTTTACTATGAGCAAGATGATTATGTTACTCGCTCTGATGTAGGACACGCAATAGAGGTTGCAAAGAACGCTGAAATAGTTGCACCGACCAACAAGGTAGTTAAGGCTTGGAGGACGTTTGTTAAACTTGTGCAAGGCGAAGAAACAATCCCACAGTCCTACGATAAATTAGGAATGTTTGGTGTTGATTGGTATTCACAAGGAGGGGCAGAAGTAAGTCTTTATAAGTTCATAAATGATTCAAATCAAATAGTGGAAGATACCTATGCGGAATTTACTCCTAAAGTTTGGAATAATATAAATCAATTTGGTATATAATGGGAATAGCAACTAAAACAATAGTATTAGAAGATGTTTTAGAGAGAATGTTTGCTGACTTGCCAGAGATGGTAAGTTTAAGAGGAACATCAACTCACCCAATAGTATTTCATTATGGAGATAAGAAAGCATTAAATGTGTTTCTAAAGCGTAAGAAAAGTGAAGATACATATCCTTTGATATGGCTTTTATACCCTAACGTAGAAGACCACGATAATACTTCTTTAGAGGCTGATAATGTAAGTTTAGTTTTAGCAGTTAGCACGAATAGTGTTATGCAAAACAAGGAGCGTATGGCTACAACATTTGGTAAAATATTAATGCCTTTGTTTTTCAATGTGAGAACATTGTTTAAAAGAGCAAACATCGTTAATATAGACGGCAAATACAGGATTATTAAATATCCTAATTATAGTGATACAGATGAAGGAACAGAACACGGTGGAGCGTTTATTTGGGATGCGATTAAAATTACATTCTCGATGAAGCTTATTGACACTTGCTATCGAACAGTAACATTTTAAATATAATAATTATGGATGATAAAAAAAAGAAAACTTCAAAACTAAAAAGAATACCAAGAGTTGTAAAAAGCAAATACATTGGTTATTCTATTAGAGAGTGGAGTACAAAAGGTAAGAATTTCAAGATTGGAGATTCTTATGACGCTATCGAAAAAGGTAGTTTTGAATATTTAATTAACGCAGGATATATTTCTGCAAAAAAACAATAATAAAAAATGGCAACAATAACCAGTATAGCGAACAAATTAGCTTGTGGTGCAAATGCGACTGCCAACCTTGGAAAATTAGGTTGTTTGTCTTTATTTGGGACACCAGAGCATATTTTAGCATTAAGAAAGGGGACTTCAATCCCAGCAGCTACGGTATTTAATATAGCGTATCTAAAACCTCTTATTCAAGCAGGAACAATAACACCTATAATTGATGCAAGTTCTTTTGAGGACGTATCAAGTGAAGATTCTTATTCAACTAATTCAGCAGGAGTTAAAAGGTTGAACTTAAAAGGACTTCCCGAGTTTAAGTTTATGTATGAAGAAGGGAATGAATTTTACCGACAGTTAGAGAATTTACGTTCTTATAAAGAGTATGACTTTATCTTTGGTGATGAAGAAGGAAATTGGATGTTAGCGACTAATTCTGATGGCACTTTTAGTGGATTTGCAGCAGGACACGCAACAGCAGAGCAAAAGAAGTTTAAAGTTCAAGGTGGAGATTCTGAAAGCAAAGCATTAGTAATTCAGCTTTTAGACCGACTACAACTTGACCAAAACTACACTATCTTGCATAAAGACCAGTTAGACTTTATTCCAAGTGAAGTACCTGCCGTAAATGGATGTCATATTGAATTGACAGTACCATCTAATACAGATACTACATTAGTTTGTACTGTTCATTTAAGTTCAGACCATACAACAGTAGTTACGGGATTTGATACAACTGAATTTGTAGTTACAGTTGATGGAGTTACTGCAACAGTTTCTAATGTGGCTGAAAGCCCTGATGGAACTTACACATTAACTTTACCAGCAGTAGCAACTGGCGAGGTTATTGTAATTGACACATATCACGGAGCAACAAACAGTAATGTTGCAGACCCAGCGTCAGCAGGAGTATTATTTAGAGCGACAGCAGTTGAAACACAAACTGTAATAGTTTAATTTTAAGCTAATAATTATAGAAACCCTAATATTGTTTTATTAGGGTTTTTTTGTATCTTTGCATTAAGTCGATACCCTACTCATTCGACAGGCAGTCTGCCAATTACCCTCTTGGGATATATTAATTTACTCACTAAATCACTAATGGCAAGCCTTGACGCATATATAACTGAACTTACAAACTTCAAAAACGATTTGCCTAAAACCGTTGTTAAGATAGGTGTACGTAACGAACAGCATATTGTTAGACTGCAAAATGAACGACATAAAAACGATGGTCTTGATGCAAACGGTAACTTGATAGGTGGTGGTATTTACGCCCAAAGAACAATAAGGGACAAGATAGATAAAGACCAAACAATAAGCCACGTAACATTAGAAGATACAGGGGCGTGGCATAGCGATATGTTTGTTTCTGGGAAGGATATGTTGGAAAT